TCGCAGCAAAAGTTGGAACTGCTGGCGTGCGTAAACGACCATTCTGTGTACTACTCACTGGTGATTCTGCTGTTGGTAAATCCACATTGATTAACTACTGTACGACTCGACTGGGCGCTATTTTTAAAGTGCCTGTTGAACCGAAGAATATTTCTACGGTTGTTGAGTTGGACAAGTATGATTCGATGGATGGACAAACGACGACGATCATCATGGACGATATGTGTAATGCACGGAACATTAAGAACTTGGCTGAAACACCATCAGCTAAACTTATTCGATTTAACAATGTTGTTGAGTCACCTGCTATCAAGGCGGATTTAATTGATAAGAACCAGATCATGATCCAACCGGATTTCATTTTCATTACGAGTCATCATGCGTCTCTCAACGCAGCTCGTGATTCGATCAATGCTGATTCCATCTTGAATAGAATTAACCTGACTGTTTCAGTTCAGGCTAAATCCTATTGCAGGAAACCCAATAACGCTCTCGATTCTTCGAGAGTTGATCGTACGAGTGCTTACTTACCCCAGGAAGTGTGTGAGATGAAGCACGATGTCGGAGACGGCAAGGTTACTTCCACTCTTGTAGGCGAATATGAGAACTTTGAAGATTACTTCGTGCGAAGGATAATACCGGCTGCGCGTAACCATCGTGCTCAACAAGAAGAGGATCACCAGCGTACATTAAAATCTAAAGAGCCTACCCTGTGTGAACATTGCTTTTACGACAAACCGCTGTGTACATGCTGCGATTCTGAGGATTTGTCCTTCGGTCCTTCCTTATCGTCGGAAGATGATGATTCGTCGGAGTATGATGACGAAGATGACGACGATGATGACGAACCTATTGCCAACCAAGGATTATTAGTCCCACTTGCGCGTCGCATTGTGGCATGGGCTCAACCAGCGCCAACATATCAACCTGCGGAGGTCGGTATGGCCATGATACGATTGTTGACTTTCACCACCAGATTTATTGACGAAGCGGGTATGTTATCGCGATTTTGCTATGACAGATATGCTCGCATCGCAACCAATTTTGTGTGGAGCTTTATGGAAGTCTACGATTTGATGATTACCGTAGGCGTATGTATGTATCTGGCTGTTGTTTATTATCTTCCTTTCCAGTTGACCCTTGCCGTGACCCTATTCATATTGTATACTATGTATTGTGTGGTTTACACAACGCATATAGTTGCGCGAGATGTTGTTGTCGAAAGTTTGACGACATCCACTCCTCTAGCAGCATATGGCATATTAGATGGAATTCTGATGTTGCCTGCCGTCGCTGTTGGATTTGGTATGGTTCGCATGCTTAACACAACTTACCAAAACTTTACCATGCAGGGTAATATAGCTCCCACTAGTATGGATGAAGTGGAGGAGCGCAATCAACAACCAAATGAGTGGTATGAACGGTCCAACCTGATTAGTGAGGTTATTAGTGCGAAGGTTAATCACACTGCCACACTTGATCATGTCAAAGAAAAGGTTATAGGCAAGACTCATGTTCTAAGTGTCCCTCACAAGGACGATCCGCTGCGCACAGTTAAATGCTGCGTTTTGCAAGTGTATGGAAATTACATTCTTGTTCCAAAGCATAGTTTTAAAGTTATGAACCTTGCTGCCGGAGGTAATCTCATGACCCACGGCACCCACCGGAAGAAGTCTTTACCTCGCAATAACAATCGTGTCCACTTCCTTATGGGCACATTACGCAACATTCGCAACGATCACGTGGCGATAGCTGTGTCAGGAATACCGAACACTGGTGATATCCGGCATTTGTTTGCCGAGTCTATTTCACCAGGTATCCTTGATGCTACTATTGTTTTGCCCGAGCGTAGAGATGAGGACCAGCCAGTCATTTTGGCCGAGTACAAGCAGCAGATTTCGATGGTGGCCGGAACGATTTCTGGCTTTCAGGGAAGAGTCGCTTCTGGCACGGAAACCACTCGACGCGGTGATTGCGGATGTGCCTGGATTTCTAATGGGCGCCAGAGCAAAGTCATAATTGGCATTCACAATGGAGGCTTACAGTCACTCGTTGTTTGTGAGGCAGTTCTTAGATCTGATCTGGACTGCCTATCTGAAAAGATAGTTCACAAGCAAGGGGATGTAGAGTATCGTCTCGATCCACCGCCACCATTGGTGGAAATTCCGCTGACTATGTACGACGAAGATTTGTATGTTAACGACACCATTAATGAGCGCAGTTGCGTTAATTTTGGAGTTATTAGCGATAGTGGTCAAACACCCATTTTCGAAGTATATGGTGGTGTGGATGGAACACGCTCGTCAATGCATTCCCAGATTGTTGACACACCTCTATCCTCCCATCTCGAGGAAGAAGGGTTGCCGCAGTTATGGGGTCAGCCGCAAGTGAATCCCAATGTCAATTTTGCCGCAGTGTTTCAACAGGCGCAACACACCATGCTGCCAATTCATGATGATGCATTGCAATGGGCTATCCAGGATTACGTTGAACCCATGGTCGCCCAAGTCCATTCTCTCTCGTATTATTTCTCAGTCTTAACAGGCTATGAGATTTTTAACGGAAGAAATGTATTTGGACAGACCGTGAAGCCCATGAACATGAAAACATCGCCTGGCCTCGGCTTACACGGAACTAAAGCCGAACACATGGATCTCTCAATGGACGAGAATGGTGCCATTACATACACCCCTAAGGAGTACGTCCAAGACGAGATTGAGCGCGTGAGTGACCTGTTACGGCAGGGTAACCGCTCTGCGCCCATCTCGAAAGGAGCATTGAAGGATGAACCCACTTTGAAGGGGAAAACGAAAGTTCGAGTCTTCTTTGTGATGCCATTGGCATTTCTTGCCATTGGCCGTATGCTTTTGTGTCCCATCCTAGCATTTCTGGTGGCTAACCCCTTATTGTCGGAAAACTTTTATGGTGTTAGAACTACCACGGATGAATGGGCACAGGTATATGATCATCTCAATACTTTTGGTGGTACCCGCATGTTTAATGGCGACTACAAGTCATATGATCAGAAGTTGTCTAGTCAACTCATCTGGGCTGTAGGATGCGTATTTTACGCAATCGGCCAAGCAATGGGCTACGACAATGAATCTTTGACCATGATACATGCGTGGATGGCTGATGTTGCTCAACCAGTATATGCCTTTAATGGAACTTTAATGTCATATTTGGGCTATCAACCGTCCGGTAATTCCGCTACAGTTGCCATTAACGGAATTGGTAATTGTCTCATCCATCGCGCATTCTTTTATTATGGATGGTGCTCTAATTATGGTAAACCACCTGCAGTTGGCACTTTTCGGCAATATGCCAAGATGGGATTCGTCGGTGACGATTCCATTGGAGGCATTAACCCTGATATCACCAGCTGGTTTAACATGATTGCGTTTAGAGATTGGCTCGCAGACTTAGGTATGACTTATACTATGCCTGACAAAACGGACAATTTCAAGCCGTATTTGAGTCTTGAAGAAGCATCTCTCTGTAAGAGGAGTTTTCGCGTGATTGACCATGATCCGCCGCTAGAAGGACTGACGCGAAGCGTCCTAGCGCCGATCGAGCCCAACTCTGTATTTAAGTCACTGCACAATTTCCACACATCCCAGGAATTTCCATGGGCCATTTTGTCTGGTAATGTGTCGCAGGGCTTGCGTGAGCTCGCACGCCATCCTCGTACTGTTTTTGAGGATGCACAGGGTCGTATTAGCAGAGCTTATGCCAGAGCTTCTCCTAGTACTGCCCCGGGTGATCTAGACTGGACTTACGATCAGTGGCAGCGGGACATCCACCAACGGTACGTTAACAAGATCCCGGAGTCCAACAACTTCATTGATGACATGGAGTTGGATGCTTTACTAAGGGCAGAGCAGTTGTGCACTATTTATGAGTAAGTGCGTTTGTGTTTATGTATATTATCTATATTTGTATCTATATTCTTTGTATTATTTCATAATTATTTAACCGTTTCTAGACACGGTTTGTAAATAAATCTAGCCATGGTTGCAGTTACCAGGGGAGACTTGAGAAATCTCCCTGAGGGGTAGCCATGGAATCGTCCCACAAAAGGGATACCGCTATTTAGCGGAGTTTGATTAACATCTCAATCAGCACTTAGACTAGCTTATCTAATTGCTTTGTAAATAAAAGCTACTTTGTCTATAAATAACAATAAACCTCGTACAGAACAACAGCAGGTCATGCGCTTCACTGACCAGGCTGGTACGCAGGAACACACAGAAGCAAATCCGCTGGAATCCACTTTTATGTTGGCGGACACCACTGATACAGTTGGAGGCTTTTTCGAGAGACCCCAGCTGATCTTTTCAGAGGAGTGGAGCCCAAACGCGCCGTTCTTTTACACACTTGATCCATGGACAGAGTATTTCTCTAACACTAAAGTTGTTGAACGCTTATCCAATTTCCACTTACTTCGTTGCAAGTTGAAGGTCAAAGTTGTATTGAATGGCACCCCGTTTTATTTCGGGCGCCTCATGATGTCCTATAATCCGTTATCGAAACTAGACGCTTACACGTTCTATCGTAATGGTACACAGCAGGATTTCATAGAGGCATCGCAGAGACCAAATATTGTGTTAGATCCATCAGTTGATGAGATAGGAGAGATGACATTACCATACATCTATCCTAAATCAGCACTCAATATTGAAACAGGTGAGTGGGCTCAGATGGGTTCGTTAACATTAGCAGATTTAACAACTTTGCTTAATGCTAATGACGCTGACGACGCATTAACTGTTTCGGTCTTTGCATGGGCTGAGGACGTCCAATATTCTCAACCCACATCCGCTGTCATCGTTCCTAACCAGGGCGAATATGAGGACAATGCCCCATCAGGCATCGTCTCAAAGCCAGCAACCACAGTTGCACGCCTTAGCACTGCACTTGCGAATATTCCTATTATCGCACCCTATGCCAAGGCTACGCAATTAGCTGCTTCAGCGATAGCGAAAATCGCTTCCTTGTTTGGTATGTCGAGGCCACGTAATGTTGCTCCGGCGTACTATTACATTCCTGGCATGTTTAGACGGTTCACTCAAACTAACATCCAGGATGAAACCGATGTCTTGGCCCTAGACTGTAAGAAGGAAGTTCCAATCGATCCACGTGTTGTTGGGTGTGACGGTGCAGATCCTATGGAAATGTTATCCATCGCTAAGCACGAGTCTTACCTGACGTCATTCACTTGGACCGACGATTCCGCGGTTGGAACATTGTTGTATAACTTTGCTGTTAACCCAATGATGTACACCAACAACGGAACTACCGATTTGCATCTCACGCCTATGGCGTGGCTATCGGTACCATTTCGCTATTGGCGCGGCTCAGTTTCATATCGTTTTGAGATTGTAGCATCTCAGTTCCATCGAGGTCGTTTACGGTTGGTGTATGACCCAGTCTTTCAAGTGACTGGGGAATACAATGTCAACTATACGGAAATTTTGGACATCCGAGATGGTTGCGATTTCACGATTGATGTTGGCTGGGCCCAGGGAGTGCCATATTTGCTTGTACCACCACTAGATTTTACTGGTGATTACCACCAGGTGGGGCAGATACCCGGTTCACCTACGGGAGCAAATGGCATTCTAAGTGTTTTTGTGCTCAATTCTCTCACTACACCAGGTGAGGTTAGCAACGACGTAAAGATTAACGTCTATGTGTCTGCTAATGATGATTTTGAGTTGCAAGAACCTACGGGTGGAGCACTTGCTGGTATTATGGCAAGGAACAATGGGGTTAACCCAACACCTCCATCATCAGGTGTGCCCCCAACGCCAGTGCCTCAATCGTTTGGTACATTTTTGTCGTACATCCAGCCCGGAGGAGATCGGCAAGCTCCTGAAACGTATGGTGATCGCGCTACGCTCATCGGTGCAGATGCAACTTCAATTGCGTTTCCTGGTCAAGCGTCTCTGACGATTCAACCATTAGCGCCATCTGCTACAGATTACGACGCCACTTTTACTCTCCTTACGTCAGAATGGCCTCCTGGAACCACACCTGGTTTTGTGACCCTACTTCCAGATTTTGGGCTTCAGCAAGTCGTTCAATTTAGCTCTGCTGATCCCAACCGGAATGATTTAAATGTCGCGAATGTGACAGTTACAATTCCAGCCGGTGCCACTAATTATACTATGGTCTTTGGAGATGGAACACCACTAGCTTCGTTGGCTATCACAGATCTACTAGCTGGGTTTGAGACTGCTTCATTTGAAACTAGAGCTCAAGATTGGAATTTTTCCCAGCTTAGTGGTTTAGTAGAGTACGGCACGGCTTATGCTCCACATATCTCTATTAGTCCTGGAGCAGCAGCCTTAATTGCTCCAAACATCACTGGTAATTTACAGCGGTTGATGTATAGTAGTGAAGGAGCGACGCCATCATTTGCGGTCACTGTTGATGGGCAGACCCAGGCACCGGTCAATGACAGCGAAACCACCATTCCTCGTCAGAATGCTGGCTCTCTTGGCGGCTTCACTGTCACAGCTACAGTTCAGATCGAGAACCTTAGCACTGTGCCATTGAAGATTTATGCACTTGGTATGTTGCCAATACCTAACCAGAGTGATATTGTGGAGGACGATACCGCAATAGTAGCTGGCGACTCAAGTGAAAAGCCAAGATTATGTGACGTGTTCTTTGGGGAATCTGTTGTTTCTATAAGACAGATTATGAAGCGTTACACGACGACAGCGTACATGACCGTGGAGGACGACGTGGTCAGTACACAGGCATTTCCACTAATGCCCAAAGGGTATGCCGTTCCCCAATTGGCAACCCCAGCCATGTCCCTTTGGGACTGGTATATTCCAGCTTTCGTGGGCTGGAAAGGCTCGACAAGAGTCAAAGTAATTCCCTCTATGCCCAGAAGAGAGGGAGTAGCAATTACACGAGTGCCTGGTGGGGCTAGTTCTTTTAGCCGCACCACACAATCAACAACTCAGACCAACGTCCTTAATTGGTCTGGGGCCACCTTTGGTGTCAACGATGCAATAGCAGAAGCGGAAATACCGTGGTATAGTCCACTCCGCTTTTTGCCTGCTCGTGCAGCATCAACGAATGAATTCTTCGAGCCAGTTATGGCATATCAGGTAGAAATTTACCCTGGTAATGCAACTACCAGTTTGGAGTTTTCGCGCATTTTAAGCGCAATAGGTGAGGACTTTAGTACATATATGTTTTTGTGTACTCCAGTCATTACACCAAGTCCCTAGCAGCCAGGGGCGGACCTTGTGGAGGTCTCACGTCGGAACAACAGTTTCTAAAATACAGTTAAATAGTTTTTAACTTGAAGTTACGTTTCGACGTCTCTTCAAGGGAGTTTTAATATTCGAC